GACCTGATTCCGAATAACCTCGCTATGGCGAACGTCTCCTATGTCCCCGCCTCCTATATCTTCTTGCGAGGCCAAGGCATCAAGGTGACTTCGGTCGTGACCCGTGTCTGTAATGCGGAACAGACGCGGGTTCCGGACCTCAAAAAGCTCCCCTTGATGCGGGACTATGTGAAGATCTACAAACACGCTGGAACCGACGCCGTCTTGCTCCAAGATATCGAAACAACGAAACAAAGTATCGAAGAACAGGAAGGCAAAGGAAGCCCTCACGTAACGATGGCGAAAGAACTCTATGGAGCTCTGGGTCCCCATTCTCTGAGGGAGGACTATCTGGAGACGAGGGTCAAGCTTCAGATGATCGTAGATGGGGGGTGGAGATGCCCCAAAGACTATGAGCTCGACGAGTGGTGGACAGAGGTATCGGATATCGCTCTGGACCAGAAAGGGATGATGGGATACGAAGGCGCGGTGGTCTTGGAACCGAAGCCTGGGATCTATCTCAGCGATCCTATCGCGGTCATGGATTACGCCTCGCTGTATCCGAGTAGCATCATCGAGAAGAACATTTCACACGAGACCCAGATCGAGGACATGACTCTCTTGGAATCCTTGGACCCCGATCAATATCATACGATTATCTATGAGAACTGGGTCTATCGTCTGAAGGGCAAGGGGAACACCGTGGAGAAACTCTTGGATACGGCCTCTGGTGAGAAACACTGCTACTTCCTGAAGCCATCGGTCACCGGCACCATCGGAATCATTCCGAAAGTCCTGGAGCATCTGCTCAAGGCACGGAAAGCTACCAAGACACGCATGAAATCGGAGACCAACGAATACAAGTACAAGGTCTTGGATGGTTTGCAGCTGGCCTACAAGGTCACGGCGAACTCGGTGTATGGTCAGCTGGGCGCACGGACCAGCACGATCTTCAAGATGAATCTGGCGGCGTGCACAACGCGTATTGGGCGCGAACGAATCGAGGATGCCTCTCGCGGAGTCAAAGAGTGGGCCATCTATCGTGGGCTCCCAGCACCCGAAGTGGTGTATGGGGATACCGACTCTGTATTCGTGAAGTTCTCACGAGTTAAAGATGGCATCACCTTGGAGGGTAAAGACGCGCTAACGTACTGTATCGAATGTGGACAAGATGCGGGAGCCTTCATCACGACGCAAATCCACGAGAAAGAACAGCATCCGATCCAAGTCTTAGAGTATGAGAAAACCTTCTGGCCCTTCATCCTCATCTCTAAGAAACGCTATACCGGAGATAAATATGAGTTCAGTCCTGATAGCTGTAAGCGCGACTCGATGGGAATCGTCCTGAAGCGTCGGGACAATTCCCCCATTGTAAAGCACGTCTTTGGGAATGTCATCGAGCTCATCATGACCGAACGGAACTTCGCGAAGGCCCAAGAGTGGTACCAGGTCACGCAACAACAGATCCGAGAGGGGGTCTTCCCCGTGCCATACTTCGTGATTACCAAGGCTCTGCGAGGCTACTACAAGAATCCCCATCAGATCGCCCATAAGGTCTTGGCCGATCGGATGGCCGAACGGGACCCGGGAAACAAACCCAAGAGCAACGATCGGATCCCGTACGCCTACATCCAACAGGAACCACCGAAGATCGTGGGCTACAAAAACAAGACCCTCCGAGAGAAAGTCGATGCGGGCGTCTACAAGAACGGCAATCCCAAAACCAAGATTGTCATCACGAAGGTCCAAGGCGACCCCATCTACGAAACACGCACGATCTTGCAGGGAGATCGCATCGAACATGTGGACTACATCCAGAGCCACCCCGAGATCGTATTGGACTATGAGTTCTACCTCACCCACCAGATCCAGAATCCGGTGAACCAGGTATTGGATCTCCCGATGGACCCTTGAATCCGGTGAGTTATATTCCTCTGTTTTTTTTCTAGGGATGGGTATAATCAAATATGGGAGGAGGATTGATGCAGCTCGTTGCCTATGGTGCTCAGGATATTTACCTTACGGGTAACCCCCAGATAACTTTCTTCAAGGTGGTCTACCGCAGACACACGAACTTCGCTATTGAGGCGATTCGGCAGACTTTCAATGGTAGTGTCAGTGCACAAGGTTCGTCGGTGACTTCTACGATATCGCGTAATGGCGATTTACTCACTCGACTTTGGATTGAGCTTGTTTTAAAGACAACAGAGAGTGCGCATGAGTGTTGCTGGACCAACAACACGGGACACGCCTTCATAAAGGAGTGTGAGATTGAGATAGGTGGTCAGAGAATTGACCGTCATACGGATCAGTGGTTAAACATCAATAACGAATTAAACAATGGAAAACAATATGAATCGCTCGCTCTCGGTAGACGCCCTGCGACGGATACACTGAATCCAACCGATGGATTCAAATTAGTAGAAGGTGAGAAATTCAGGTACTATATCCCTCTGAAATTCTGGTTTTGCGAAAACCCCGGTCTCGCATTACCCCTGATTGCTCTACAGTATCATGAGGTTAAGTTAAAGCTGGTTACTCGCTCAGTGAATGCTCTACTTCACTCAATAGGTCCGATCAGTAATCAAACTGCAGCACCGGAGGTGGACTTATATGCGGATTACATTTACTTAGATACGGATGAGCGCCGACGGTTTGCTCAGGTATCTCACGAATACCTAATTGAACAGGTCCAAATACAGAGAAATGGTATGAATGACACCATCAAGCTGAACTTGAATCACCCAGTCAAGTCTCTCATCTGGACCATCCAGGATGATCTAGTTTCGGCGGAGGTCGGTCCTGGCGGAGCAACTCCCGACAATTCCAAGTATCGACCTATAACTGATGGTGACGGTGATGCTACCGGAAATGATTACTTCAATTATGAAGTGATAAAAACGGAAAATGCCTCCATGGAGAATGTAGGGGGATCGGGACTTTACGGCGAGGAGGGAATTCTGTATCCATTCAGTACAATGCATCTCCAGTTGAATGGTCATGAAAGATTTTCGGCGAGGCATGCTAGTTATTTCATGTTTTGTCAGAGAAATCAGGCAGGGTACGAGTTTTTCAGTGAAATATCGAATATATTCGTTTACAGTTTCGCCCTGAAACCCCGTGAGCATCAGCCGTCTGGAACGTGTAACTTCTCGAGGATCGATAATGCGAAGTTGGTATTCACCAAGGGTGTCACCAACACCAACCCTACTGCAGCCACGGAGCAGACATATGCAAAATCAACCATCACTGTATACGCAACAAACTACAACGTCCTTCGGATTATGTCCGGTATGGCTGGTCTCGCCTACTCCAATTAAATGAATGAACTCATGAACATTTGAACCTGCGTTATGTTAAGTCTCCAATATAATGATACAATCATTATATTGTAACGAAAACGAGTATTACTCAGAGAGAAATCTCAAAGATGTTCCCATGCACAGCATTTAAGACATGGCGTGCATCCTCCCAAAGCCCGTGATGGTGCCGAACCTTTTGGCCATGGTGGATACATGAAGATCTTTGGATGCGGAGGTTGTAAGAGTAAGGTAAAGCAACCGAGGCACCGGTGTATAGGAGATGGCGCTGCTATTCCAATTTGCCACTCCACTATGGGTGGGACCATTGGCTGTGTACGGATTCAAACCCATATTTGGCGTTCCATCTCTCAATATTGAGAGCAGTATCCCTCCTTTCAATTTTTGAGTGCCGGTACCGGTACCATCAATAATATCCAGAGTCAATATTTCCCCACCTCCATTCGTCGTTCCAATTTTAAAGATTAATTTGTCCGTTGCACTTTCCATTACCAGATCTGCGTCCAGGTGCCCATACATAGAATCAATATATGTCTTCCCGGGCTGAAGCAACGAGACAGTATATATTTCATTCATGGTTTTCAGTATCTTAGATGCCACGATCGACTTTTTCTTAACAACTTTATCGGGCTTCACATAATTTCCCTGAATGGCGACGACAACCATGGTTATACCCCTCCCTAGAAAAAAATTTGGAGAAATTAAACGAGAGCGGACGAATCTCAAGTTTAATTTCTCCAAATTTTTTTTCTAGGGAGGGGTATAACCAAATATGGGAGGAGGATTGATGCAGCTCGTTGCCTATGGCGCTCAGGATATTTACCTTACGGGTAACCCCCAGATAACTTTCTTCAAGGTGGTCTACCGCAGACACACGAACTTCTCGATGGAGGCGATTGAGCAGACTTTCAATGGCAATGTGGGTTTTGGTAGCTCTGTCACTGCGACTATTTCCCGCAACGGTGATTTAGTTCACAAAATGTATGTACAGTTTAATCCAAAATACGTATTTGGAAATTCAGGGGCAACCACCGTCGGCATAGGAGAATTCTCATCCAATATGGGTCATGGTTTTTTGAAAGAGATGGAGCTGGAAATCGGTGGACAGAGAATCGATAGACATTATGGTGATTGGCTAACAGTCTGGAATGAATTAACGGATGTAAACCCAACTGGGAGCAAAGCTTGCCTCAACAATAACCTTTCTAAAGCGAATGAGCCGGTTGCTAGTGCCACTAGCTATCAGCTTATGAGTTTTAATCACTTCGGGATGAAAACTACTGGAACCGACATCGACACGGGCACCAAGGGTCAGACCTTCGTGGGTCTGGACGACACACACTTGGCTACTGTTCCCCTGCAATTCTGGTTCTGCCGTAATCCGGGTCTTGCTTTACCCTTAATCGCCCTTCAATACCACGAAGTCAAGGTTAAGATACAATTCTGTGGAGTTGCTGATATGACCGCAATAACTACTGGGTGGAATACGGGTGAGTTTGGTAGCGTTAAACTATTTTGTGATTA